TCCAAATTACGATCACCCAGAGAGTAAAGAAAGAATTTTGCCAACCTGGCACAGAGATGATCGATTCTAAGGCTATTCGCGAAGCGTTTGGTAGTGATCCCTACCCGGATTTCGCCGAATTCGACGTGCAAACCGCCGTCACCAAACCCGGTGCCATTTCAACTAAGTCTACTACTTTTGTCCCTATTGTCTACAAGGGGCAGCCTATGATGAACGTTGGCATCAAACAATTGATCTTATTCTTGAGAGACGATTCCCGCGCCCATTTTTCAGAGCAAAAACAATTCGTTCAAGCTCAGCGTGATAATGAAGTCTTATCTTTATGTGAACATGGTTTGCCCCCCGGCTGCTGTGAGCATTGCCCTCTCGAATCCCAGTATTTTGAAGCCATCACTGATGTCGCTGACAAGTATTTGATCGTTGAAGAGCGCTTATGCACACTTCTTGAATACTATCTCAGAGTTCTTGCGAACAGTCGTTATGGCGGATTAATTCTTGCGTTTTTGAGCAGGAGATATTTGCGCCACAACGCGGTCGAATTCATTAAGACAGCACTAGTTGTTTTCTTGATTTCTTGTTTCATTGAGTTGTATTTGCAGGAGCCCCAACTCATTCGTTTTGTCAGTTACACATTAATCAATCTTTTGATCGTTGGATCGAAGGTTTGGTTGGAACGTAGGAGGCTAGTTAAGAAATTGACCACCGTCCCTCGCCCCTCCAAATGGTTTATGAGCTTGTCTTATTGGAAGCGCATGCAGATAATATCTGCCTGCGGAGGAATGGCTACGATCGCCGTCATTGTTAAGATCGTAAGGAAGGTAACCGCTCTTCCGACGGCACATGCAGCCGCGCCCATCCAACTTAAACCTAACACAGTTGGACCACCGGAACATCCCAAATGGGGTTCAGAAGGAGCAGCTCTTCGTGAGAAAGATTACAGATACAATCCGAGTCTAGAACATGAAGCTACTACTATGACCACAGATGAGTTGTTTAATAGCATGAAACGTCGACAATATATGTTGCATATAGGTGAGGAGGGATCCTCTATCTTTTGTAATACCGTGCCCATCATGGGTAATGTATTGTTGATTCCCGGGCACGTGGTCCCTAAGAAGACCACGAAAGCTCGTATCACCAAAGCGAACGCCAATCCTAAG